GGCTGTCGTCGAGCTGTTAACTGGCGCCGCCTTCATGGTCTCCTGTCCGATGTGGCTGCCTGAATTAATCGGAGGCACTCAACACCAGATGTTCGTGTTGCGATTCGCCCTATGGTGCGGTGCGGTAGCGGTTATGCCGCTGATGGTGGTGACACTAATCGTGGCCGTTATGGCAGATTATCGCGAGCGGAAAGATCGAAAGGTCCCAAATGGGAGGTCGGCATGACCGACAGCCGCCTCGACGAAGCAATGGCCAAGGTGCTCGCCGATAAGGGCGTGTCGCTGCAAGCGTTTGTGCGGGATAATCTGGCGAAAATCGAGGAATGGCGCCAGCAAAAGTGCACATGGACGCAGATCGCCACGGTGATGGGTAATCTTGGCGTCCGCGACGCCAATCGTAAGGCGCCATACCCCAACACGGTCTATCAGGCGTGGATGCGGGAGGTTGAGAGACGCCGCCGCGCGCGCGGGGCACTTCGTGGGCGGCCGCCAATCGAACAGTCGGCGACACATAGCTCCGATATATTCGCACCCAAGAAGGGCAGATAATGGCCAGGAAACCAATCATCAGGCCTAGGATGATCATCGCCCCGGTCGGGCGCGGCCGCATCGCCAAGACCACACTGGCGAACGCGCTATACGAGGAAATGCGCCGACGCAATGAATTCCTCACCGCCTGGGACCTCGATAAGGCGCCGTCGCTCTCCTACCATATCAAGGACGCCAAGCTGCCGCTCAGTTCCGCCCCTAGCGACCGTAAGTTGGCCCTGCAGACCGCGATCAACGAGACGGTGCTCGGCGCGCAAAGCACCATCGTCGATATGGGCGCCGACGAAATCCTATTCCATGAGCTGAACGACATGCTGCCTGGCATGCGCGACATATTGGCGAACGAAGGCGTCGAAGTGGTCGCCATCCACGTCATCGGTCCGGAGCCGCTGAAGGACATGGCGTATTTCAACGCCACTAAGGACACCGGGGTGTTTACCAGACAAATCGTAGTATTCAGCTATTGCGTCGTGCCGCGGGAAAGGGATCCTGATAAGGCATTCGGTAGGGCCAGGCGGCTGGTGTCTGGTTTGGACTTCCCGACGTTTCCGTTCAGGCGCCTACCACCAGAGGTCATGTCGGTCTATCACGGCGAAGCTGACGGCAAACCGAAGACCTTCGAAGAGGTGGATAAATGGCTCATGGACGCGCGGGATTTCTGGAACCGCGCCGTGCTCACGTCATTCATCGGGTCATCCATCAAACCCATGGTCGATGAAATCCTGGGCGAGACGCTGCCGGAAGCCGCCTGATGAGCACGCAGCGCCTCGATATGCCGCTAATCCGGCGGCTGCGCGATACCGCCAAGGAAGCAGGGCTCGCCGGTAAGGACCCAGTATCGGAGCACACCCAAGCGCTGGTTGCCTGCACCGCGGCGCTGATGGCGCGCCGACCGGTCGGGGAGCCGCAGCGGGACTGGTGGGTCGCGGCGATTGTGGCCGGCACCATGCTGTTCTCCGTCGGTGTTGCCGGTCTCGCCGGATACCACTGGGGCCGCAGCACCATCTTTACCGATGCCAACACGCGCTGCTTTGTCTGGGAGGGGCGCTGATGGACCACGGTGACGGTAATATGCAGCGGTGGAAGCGTGCAGCGACGCCGGACCAATTACGGCTGGCTCTCCAGGGTGCGGTTGAGAGCATGAACCACCACGCCAAGGAGGGTTTCGATATCTGCGTTCGGCTAAGCACCAAGGAGGGCGTCCAGGGCTACGGCACCGAAGGCAGCGGCCATTTCATCAAGATCATGCAAGAGCTTATTAGGCTTGATAGCCTCGTGCAGGATCTGGAGTTCATCGAAGCGAAGCTGAACCAATGACCCCGGCGGTCCTGGTGCTGCTTTTCACATTTGCCAGTGGCAGCGGCGCTGCTGTCGTGATCGATATGCCGTCGATGCAGGTATGCAAGGCTGCGGCGAACGAAGCCGTTACTGCACATGACCGCGATACGTCAGCGCGGTGCATATCACGCGTCGCAAAATAATACGCACAAAACTAGATATTGCCATCTTTTAGCAAATCCGTCACAAATCCTTGACATCATGCGGTATGCGCGTCTAATGCGATTCCGAATTGTGGGTTAGAATGCCCAATGGCCAAAATAATCGATGTAAAAAAGAACATCGCTCGGGCCGCTGCCGAAAAACATCTCCGAAAAATCGCCGATAATAGACTGAAGCGGGCCGCCGCGGTGATCTCCGGCGCGCGCAATATCGCGGTGTCTATCGTCGGCTTGGAGGCGGCGGAGGAGCTGCTGCTGAACGAGATCCATGCGCTGCGGGATGACCGGGCGCACGAAGAGATCGTGCGTTCGCTGAAGGGCTGAACAAAAAATTGGCCGCTGCCGGGGGTGGCATGCGGCCCTAGTTGATGACGACAATCGTAGTATCGTCTTGGTGCGTCCGAGCTTTCATCAACTGGGTTACCAGCAGGATTGCTAGCGGCCGAATCGTCTATTTTTCTCACGAGTCGGTCAAGCAGAAAATCTCAGAAAATATGAGGCGCCAATGGCTCTAAAATTGAGCGCGGTGCCGCAGAGCAACGTGATCCAGTTGCAGTTTGGCGGCGCGCTGGACCTAAATCTCAATCTGAATCTAGCACCGCCGCCGCCAGTTGGTTACGTGCTCATCACAGCGAACTTCGGTTCGTATTCTGTAACATCGGAGGCAAGCAAGGTGGCCTATACCCTTTCATCCGGCAATAAAATCGGCCTGCAGGCGAAGTATCGCGATGCGAACGGCAACCCGGCTGTCGTGGATGGCGATGTCACGTGGGCCAGCAGCGACGAAGCACTTTGCTCTGTTGCCGTCGACGCAGCCGACAGCACCAAGTGCTTGATCGGGGCGCCAAGTATCACCGGGGATGCTCAGGTCACGGCCACCGCCGATGCCGATCTTGGCGATGGCATGCGGGAACTCGTCCTACTCCTGGACGTGCACGTCGTCGCGGGTGAGGCTGTCGCGGGCACCATCGAGCCGATCGGCGAGCAATCACCGATTGAGGCGCCAGCGACGCCATAATATGTAGGACTAATGCGACCGCGTCCGCTCCGCCTGACCGCCCGCCCGACGCAGCGTATGGGCATGGGGCCGCCCCCGATGGGCACGGTGGATCCGTATCTCAACACCAAAGCCCATCGAAAATGGGCCGCCCAGGTGCTTCAGCGGGCAGGTTACCGCTGCGAGGATCCTAACCACGACCCACGCTATCCACGTGGCGGCAAACTGCATGCCGATCATGTGCGCGAGCGGCGGGATGCGCCGGAACTAGCGCTCGCTCTCAGCAACGGGGTGGCCAGGTGCCCGCGGTGTCATATTCAGAAAACCCACCGCGAACGTGCCCGACGCATGAGCGAATAAGCGCAGAATAGTCTGGAGGCTGTCATGCCGCGGTTTCGTCCCACCAGGCCACCTGAGCCGCCGATCCGCCCGGAAAGCTTCGAGCATGACCGGGCGATCTACCAGGATCAGTTGACGATCTACGCTGCGGATATGGTGGATTATCTGGCGGCGCAGGTAAGCATCATCGAAAAGCACATGAACGACATGCTGCTGTGGCAGAAACGCATCGTGCACTGAAGGGAACACATATGTCGGATACAGACACAAGTCTCGACGCCCATATAGAACAATTCCAGCAGTCCCTGGATACGTTCCGGGAAGATGCCACTCAGGCCGCCGCACGGGCTGCAGTTAAGGTTGCCAACGAGGCCTCCAGACGCCTGCGGGAAATGGCCGATAAAATTGACCAGGCGGTCGAGTCACTCGAGCAGCAAGCGCCGACCGAGCAGCCGGCCGAACCACCACCGGAGGCATAGCGATGGCCGTCGCCAAGAAAAAGCCGAGGCGGACACTGTCCCGTGGTCTGCCGTCGCCGAAGGCAAAAGACCGCAAGCCGGATAAGCAGGACGAAAAGCCGACGCGAAAGCGCGGTAAGTGAGCTTGGCTAAATGACGCCGACTGAATTCCTGGCGGGGTTTCTCGATCCCTGTCTGAAGTGGCTGGCCAACAATAGCGGCCCGCCGGTTACCGATGCGGCGCGGACCATGCTGCTCTGCATTTCAATGCAGGAATCCGGTCCCAACCTCGACGCCCGATATCAATCGTATCCGGCCACCGAGCCGGGGCCGGCGCGTGGCTTATGGCAATTCGAGCAGGGCGGTGGCGTGGCTGGCGTGCTCAGCCATCCTGCGACCTGTGACGTGGTTAAGCATGCCTGCGGCTTGCTGATGGTTCGGCCCGAGCCAGCTGCTTGCTGGCGGACGATCGAGGGCAATGACCGCCTGGCGGTCACGTTCGCCCGCATGCTGCTCTACTCCGATCCGTATCCGGTGCCGACCACCGAACAGGACGCGTGGGACTGCTACATGCGGCTGTGGCGGCCCGGGAAACCGCACCCCGAGACGTGGCCGTCAAATTGGCAGGCGGCGCAAGCGGCCGTCCAAGCTTCGCCGCTGCCAAAATAGAATGGCCGACAACGAGCAGGAACATGGTTGGATCGGACTGGCCGGACGCATCACCACCGCACTGCCGGCGCAGTTCCTCATGCTGGTGCTGTTGAATATCATATTTCTCGGCGTGGTCTTCTGGCACCAGCAAAAGCAGGACGACGCGCGCGAGCGACTATTTACGCCGATTCTGATGTCCTGTTTTCGTGACCTGCATCAGCTACAGCGACAATTTTCACCGATCCCGGCGCCTTAACGCTATCGCTATACATCATGGCTTTGCTGTCACGCAGGACCTTGTGGGCAATCTGCTCCAGCAGAGTGACCTCGGTTACTGGGCGAACCCCCATCTGGCGCAGCACCCGCCGCGCCCGCACCATGTCCTCAATGTGGTGGCTGTCAGCAACGACGCACGGCGCGATGTAGGACTGCAGCAGGGCAATGGTTCTCTCCCGCAACCATAACTCATCGGATGCCTCGAGCGAGTCGGGCATTTGACATTCTCCCCCCGGGTAGCGAACGCGTTGCTTAACGCGCATGGAGTCCCCCGTAAACACGGAATGGGGGTGGCCATGCTGACCCATTGGTTCGCTGTCCTTTTGGTTGGCGTTGGCCCCGCCGACTATCCGCCGTGCACCGCTGAATTGCGGGATCGTTGCATTCAGCAGCAGCCGGAACAGTGGCCCACGCTCTATATTCCGTGCCCGCCGAACACCTACTGCCCGCCATACGATATCCCCCGGTATCGGCGGCCATATCCTCCGCCACCCCCGTAAACACGGAATGGGGCCCGCGTGCCTTCAGGGCCGATTGCCCAGTCCATTGTCTGCCTAATCTGCCGCTTCGGGCGGATGATCTGGTTCCAAGGGCATTAGAGAAATCTGCGGCGAAGGCTGCGTCTGAGCCTTGGACTTTCGAACCCGCCTTGGGGTGGCAACGGGCAGCTTGGCACGGGTTTCCATGATGACCCGCTTTTCCTGAAATGCGATATTCTGCTCGGACAATGCGCGCAGCATCGCTGCCCACGGCTCCTTGGTTAGCAGAACGGTATCTGCCAGGACGTGGACGTCCTCTGGCAGCTCGATCAGACACTCAAGGACAAGCTGTCGCATTGCTTTCCCTCCTTCCCCGTAAACACGGAATGGGGTAGGGGTAATGGCCCTATCCTTCAAGATGCTGCCACAAGCGCGGATATCGGTTGATCCATTCCCTCATGGCCCGGAATACCTCGGGTTCCAGCGCCACGACGTGGTCGCCACCGTCGCGCGGCGCTCGCAGGACGATATGCCATCCGTCGAATGAGGCATACAGTCCGTCGCCGAGATATTCTTCTACGCCTGGTCGGGGTAAATCGCCGTCCGCCATCTTTGGCTCCTATTTCTCCCCCGTAAACACGGAAGGGGGTTTCGGTGCACGGTTGCCAACCTTTCCTTTGTAGATTTACTGGAGAGAGGTTTGCGCATCCACAAGGTTGAAGCTAAGCCGGACCTAGGTGGTAGCGAGGTTGGCCATGTTGCCTGCGCCGTGCCGCAGTGTTGGAGTCTCTCCACCGGCTATGCGGTTTCTTCAGTTGCTATGTATCTGCCTTAGACGCTGAAACCTTGGCGGCCATCGGCGGCGGGTGTCGGGTCAGCCAATCGTCAAGCGCCTCGATCCATCGCGCCTCGTCATCCGGAATGGCCAGCGACCCCTTGCGCCATCGCCGCACCGTCCTGTGATCGCGGAAAATCATTTGTGCCAACGTCTCGCTATTCCAGCCCATGCGGGTCAGGAACGCGTGCAATTCGTCTGCTGTCATGTCGCCTCGCTTCCAGAACGCATTTCCTCGATGGTGGAGTAAGTTACCAGCTAGACTGGTAAACATACTCACTTACCTCTGCGTCAGGTTCGGCAAGGATCTCCTCAAGCATCCGTTTGGTGTCCTTTAGATCCTGTCGGTAATCTTCGTCATACTCAGTGCTGCCGAAGAAAAACCCGCGTTGCGTGGGCAGCAGTTCCTTGGCCTTCTTGCGGCATTTAAGCACGGCGTTCACTGCGCCAAGCAGTTCCTTCAGTTTGTCAGTCTCGCAGACATAAGGCTTGCAATCATCTTCGCCATTCTGCACATGCTCAACGAACCATTGATGGATTGTGTTGGCCTTGCGCCAGTATGCAACCTGCTCGATCACGTAACTTACGCGTTCCGGCTTGACGGTAGTCGGTTTGCCATCCTTTAGCACTGTGACCTGGTGCCGTTCTTCCGGCCGCATGTGGTCCCAGTTCTTCACGTAATGGCGCTTTTCCAGATACATGTCTAAGCCCATGACTTCCTCCTATTGAGCCCCTTCGATTGGAGCGTTTTGCGACACCGAGCCTTGGTCTAAAAACCCTTGGACCGGGGTGCGGTCTGTCACTCCGGGCAGTCTCTATGCCAGCACGGCACCAGACCACGAGCGTCCGGCACGGTCATGCCGCAACGTGGGCATGCATGTGGATGGACTTCTTCGTCATAACCGCCGTCATGCCCGCCAACCAACAGTATGTGCCCCGGTGGAAAGCCGATAATATCCAGACCTTCGAAACCGATGGCGATGCAGTCCTCCGTTTCGCGGCTAATTTCACACACAACGGCATACTCGAATTGCAGCGCCGGGTCAGTGCCGTCAGGATCGGCGAACAGACCGCCCTCAAGGTCCACCAGATCGCCGACGCGCAACATGCCGGCGTGCACCATGCGATGCGGCTCGTAGTGTTCTATGGTCATTTGCCCAATCCTCTTCGATATCCCCGTAAACACGGAATGGGGCCCCGTAAACACGGGAGGGGGTAGCCCCCTCCCCCCACCCCCCCCCCTCCGGGTCACGCTGCTAGCGGTAGATCGTCTGAGCCATCGTAATAACCGCGTATTTCCATGTGGTCGTTCATTTCCCGCAGCCCTGCATCGTTGGCTATCTCTCTGGCCTTTGACTGCGCATCCCACTTGCTACAAGTTTGTGCCCAGTCCAACGCCTTTTCGGCCGCAGCACGTTCCCATGGCTCGCGGGCCACCAATGGATCAACGGCATCGTAATCCCAATGTGGGACAGGAATTTTGCGGGATTCAATCCACGCGGGCTTGGTCTCGACGAATTTCGACATACTGCGGAACGAGCGCGGCTTAGTCCAACGTCCCTCCGCCGCATGGGTATATGATACGCTAAAGGACACGATCCTTTTTGGCGCATCCGCATTCCAGGGAAGCGACTCAATGCAAGCTGTAACGTCGTGGCCGTTGACGTGCCAGCGCAGATCGCCTTGATACCGCGCAAATTTGCGGTCAGGGTCGATATCGTCAAACGCTCCACGCTCTTGCATGTAGAGGAATGAAGCCTCCGCGCTATCTGACTCACGCTTGTCTGCTGCGCGATTAGCCGCACGGGATTGGGCGCGTAGGTGTGCCGTCGGGTTCTTTGCCATCAGGGTATCCCCTCGATTGACGTGGCCTCATTGCCACGTCCTGCGACGAAAGCAGGCTACAGCGCCACCGTGGCGGCGCTGGGTGTCTGCTTTAGTCCTCGCATGGAGTGGTTTTCAGGTAGGCAATCAGTTCGTCAATCTCCTGATTGTCCGCATCAGGGTCATCATTCAGGGCAGCGGCCCCGCGGCAATCGCTGTCCAGATGTTCAATGCACAGGCGTCTATGTTCTTCGCTTTGCACCATGCCGCGTTCGTCGAAGCCATATAGGCAAGCGCCAGGGTCATAGCTGTTCATGTAACTTCCCCAGCCAGCGGCCTTCAGCCAGAATTCTTCTGATGTCATTGGTCTATTCCTTCAGTGCCGCGAGCAACTCATCGTCGCTCATCTTGTTGAATTGTTCCTGCTGTTCATCAGTGAGTGGATCAGCAATCTGTATCAGCCGCTTGACTTGTGCCGGTGTCAGCGAGTTGGCGAAGTCGGCGAGCGGATCACGGCGCTTGCGTGCCATTGGATTATTCCTTCTCTATGCTCCGCGCCAGATGGTTTTCAGCGGACCAATTCCACCCTCGGAAACGCCCGTGTTCCAGTAGCCGCGATGCTTGACCAGAAAGCCGCATTTCACAGCGACGTCTAGGTCACGGATATCGTCGCGTGATAGCTGGCCGATGTTTGCGACATAATCAGCCCTTGCCCGCTTAACCCAGATGTTCATTTCCTGGGCAATGTTCTCCGTGGTGTCGGTGTGTGTCATTTGGGCATCCCCACTGTCTGTTCGGTAAACTGAACATAGTGCAATGCTGCAAATTGTGCAAGGGGAATTCGCCGAATATCGGGAAATACTCTTGCGTTTATTCGTGAGCTTCGACAAACGCCCGGAAACCGCGGACTTCGCTCATTGCCATAAGCACAAGCTGTGCAGACCACGGCATGGCGTTTCTTCCCTCGGTTTCCCAATAATAGACGGAGCGGACACCGACGCGGAACAATGCGGCGATATCCTCCCGCGTCAACCCTAAGGCGATCCGCCGTTGCTTGATCTGCGCTGGTGTCATCTGTATGCCCAAGATATCGCCGCGCTCGCTCGCCCGCCGTGGGCCTTGATTATATTCGCGGTCATTCTGCCTTCTCCATAATAGAGATTATCTCAAAGCCCGCATCCAGCGGCGCGATGTTCGACTGAATGACTGCCAACAACGGCGTATCGACGTTCGGGTCATAATCGGGAAGGCTTTCTGCCGTAGCGAGAAGGCGAGCCTTATCAAAGATCCTCACCGCAAAGGTAAGATGGGTCGTTGGCTCGTATGTCATTGGGCTTTCCCCCTAGCTAAGCCCCGCCATTGCCGCCCGCACTGCCGAGAAGCTATAGGGCGCTCCATCCGGGGTTTTGCTAACGCCGCATTCGTGCATGGTTTGAACGAACGCCTTGGCCGCTTCATCCTTGGTCCGCGCTATGCGCAGGCAGTCTAACGCCATGCGATACAAGCCTTCGTCATTGCCAATCCAGAGTGCTACGTTCCAGTAATTGCGGTTCTTATGGCCGTTGTAAGTGGTCATCTGAATTCCTCCCTATTTGTAGACGGCGATGCCGCGGCTGTAGTAGCCATCCACACTCTTGCCCTCTGGCACGTCACCAGCACGCAGCACGTATAGAGCGCATCCTCTAGGGTCACCCTGCACATATGCCGACATGGTGGGATACTGCGCCATGATCCGCGCTAGGCGCTTGCGTGCACCAGCCTCACGGTCGGGAATTGGCCAGCGCCTGTCGACGTAACCGCTCCGTGTGGGATACTGCATACGCATGAAGGGCTTGCTGTCTGGCTCGTCCCCATCCCGCTCAATCGAGTAGGTGGTCTGGCCTTCGCCTGTGCCGCACCCAAGCTCATGCCAGCGGTGCAAGGTCATAGCGATACGCCGCAGTGCCCACGCATCGGCGCTGCTAATGCCGCAACGCTCAAGCTGAACAATACAATTGGGTGTCTTGTGCATCAGGGTATCCCCTCATTTGCCGCCGCTGCATTGCGTGCGGTAGTTAGACCTTGCGAACGTCCACCACATAGAACTGCCCATCAGCATGCAACTCTATGGATGCTGCCCTGAATGCATCGGCCTCACTGCTGGCCTGCACCATCTTGGCAATCCGCTGGCTGCTGGTGAATGACTGAGCGGTGATGCGGTATGTGTTCATGAACTGCATATAGTGCATCACTGCACATCATGCAAGAGATAATCGCGAATTAAATCGCATTATTTTCTGCAATTCGTAAAACGACGGACATCCATACAGAGAGGGCGGATAACCCCTCCCAGGGCATGGCGCCCACCAAGCAGCCCACCCGCACAGCTAACTCCCCACCCCATAGGGGCACCCATGCCGCCAATCAATGAGCAGGCAGCGGCTGACCTACGTCAACTCGAGGCCCTGGCCGATGCCGCCATAGCCGCAGCCCAGAACAAGACGGGCCAAGTCGAGCGCCTGACCAAACAACACTCCGAACTATACGAAGCAATCCGCATCAAGCTGGCTGATCCAGCCTACGCAGCTGCCTATCGCCAAGCCTGGAGCGCTCGATAGCTACGCCAACCACCGGGGCGCACCGCTGCCATCGGGGGCTATGACCCTCCGCAACATTGTTACGTGCCACCGGGGGCCGTCAGCAATAATCGGCAAGGGAGGGGGACATTCGCGGGCGGCTCATTTGTAGGGATTTTTCCTGCTGGCGAATCGATTTTGCGACAACGAATAACTCCCCCCTATAAACTCGGCGGCTAACCCGCCTTTTTGGATGAGAGGAAGTCTATGCCTGCTGGCCGACCGGCACATGAGCCGACTGACAAGGATCGCCGCATCGTTCTTGAGATGACCGGATATGGAATAACGCAGGAGGATATGGCCCGGGCCTTGGGCATATCGGAGCACACCCTGCAGAAGCATTATCGCGAGGAGTTGGACAGGGGCGCGGTGGAGGCGAACACAACGGTCGCTCGCAACCTATTCCAAATTGCCACGAGCAAAGGCAAGGGAGCGGTGGCCGCGGCAACATTCTGGCTGAAGTGCCGGGCTGGTTGGCGGCAGTATGACCGGGTGCCGGATATTGAGGTGACCCCGGTGCGTGGCAAGAAGGAACAGGCAGCCATCGATGCGCAAACCGCTGGCGAGGGCACTGGATGGGAACGCTACCTGCGGGACGAAGATTCCAACCCGGGGGCAAAGCCGAACTAACCCATGACGGACCTATGGTCGACGGCATGTCGAGACTGGCAGGAGCGGTTGACCTCGGGCCAATCTCTAGTTCCTGAGCTACCGCTGTTCGAAGAGCAGGCTGATCTCGGCGAGGGGTGTTTCCGGGATATTCGGATCCCGGATATTGCGGGCACGCCGAGGATCGGCGACGTGGCAGGGGATTGGATATTCCCGATCGTCCGGGCGGTGTTTGGCTCGTTCGACAAGGCTGCCGGGCGGCGGATGATCCGCGAGTTTTTCATTTCGGTGTCAAAGAAAAACGGGAAAACCTTCCTCGGCGCCTCGATCATGCTGACGGCGATGATCCTCAATCGTCGGCCGCAGGCGGAAATGATTTTGGTGGCGCCGACGAAGGATATTGCGGACCGGGCGTTCAAGCAGGTCGAGGGATCGATCTTGCTGGCCGATGTCCTGCGCAAGACGTTCCATATCGCACGGCATGTCCGGACGATCACCGACCGGGTTCGCGGCGCGACGCTGATGGTGAAAGCGGCGGACACCGACGTGATCACCGGGGTGAAGAGCACGGTGACGCTGCTGGACGAGACGCACGTATTTTCCGAGAAGTCGAACGCGGCGGATATATTCGTGGAAATTCGCGGGGCATTGGCGTCGCGGCCCGACGGATTTTTGGTCCAGATTACCACGCAGAGCAAGCGGCCGCCGGCGGGAGTGTTTAAGCAGGAATTGCAGAACGCCCGGGATGTGCGGGACGGCAAGCTGGAATTGCCGCTGTTGCCGGTGCTGTATGAATATCCGCGGGATATTGTGGCCTCGCAGGAGTGGCGGCGGAACGAGAAGCTGTGGCCGCTGGTCAATCCGAACCTCGGCTTGTCGGTGGATATGGGATTTCTGCGCGACGAGCTGATGAAGGCGGAGCGCGAGGGGATCAACGCGCTGACGCTGTTTGCCTCGCAGCACTTTAACATCGAGATCGGTATTGCGCTCGGGAGCGACCGTTGGGCTGGTGCGGAATTCTGGGAGCGGCAGACCGACCCGTCGTTGACGCTGGAGGAATTGCTTGAGCGCTCCGAGGTCGTGGTCTGCGGCATGGATGGCGGCGGGTTGGACGACCTGTTCGGGTTCTGTGTGCTCGGCCGGGATCGTGATGGGCGCGACAAGGCGAGCAAGTCGTGGTTGTGCTGGAGTCATGCCTGGTGTCATTCATCGGTGCTGCAGCGGCGGCAGCAGATTGCGCCGCGGTTGCTGGATTTCGAGAAGCGCGGGGAATTGACGATTTGCGATGATGAGTTGGGCGACCTGGAGGCGATGCAGGCGATCATCGCCGATATTAAGTCGCGCGGATTGCTTGCGCATGTGGCGGTGGACCCGGCGGGAGTGGGCGACATCGTCGATGCGATGGCGGCAGTCGGGGTCACCGAGGAAAACAAGATGCTCTGGCCGTGCAGCCAGGGCTTTCGTTTGATGAATGCGCTGAAAACCAGCGAGCGCAGGTTGGCGAAGCGCACATTGTGGCATTCAGAAAACATGATGATGAATTGGAATGTTTCAAACATAAAAATAGAACCAACTGCCACGGCAATCCGCGCAACGAAGATGCATGCGGGCGATGCCAAGATTGATGCGGCGATGGCGATGTTCAATGCCTGCGATGTTATGAGCACGCTGCCGGAGCCTATGCGGACGCCGACCTACGATATAATATTCGCGGCTCTCGGCGCGCTGTTCATGTTTCTGCCGTTCTTGGGCGCCTAGCAGCCTAAGAGAACGATAAAAACGCCCGGCGGCGTGGCGGCCGCGAACTGATGCTCACGGGCCTGACCGGCGCACGTTCTCGCGTGAAGCGCGCCAACCCGAGCATCAGGATGACTACCGCCCACACGCACGAGGTGCCGGCGACGACGGTCACCCAAGATACCGCCATATTGCAAGCTATTTCCGGGTGCGTCGCCTCGGGCGGTATCAGCGATATCTGGTGCCGATAGACAATGAGGGGAACGGCGAGCAGGCCCGCGACGCCGTAGATGGCGCAGGCTCTGAATAGTCCAGAGAGGCGCCCCTTCATTCGACGTGTTCGTTGCATTGATCGCCGGCTGCTGCGCCGACACACAGGCACTGAACGAGTATCGCGATAGCGGTGCATAGCAAGGCCGCCATAGTCATGGCGGCGCGCAATTTCTTCATCGTGCGCTCCCAAAAGAACCCGCGCCGTAGCGGGTGAATGTGCTCCGGGCGCGGGAAAGCGTAGCGCACCAAGGTTATTTCCCGCCGGTTAAATCCGTCAAGTCGCATAGCTACCGCACCGTTCCATGATAGCCGGTGGAATGGGTGTTCTTGCCATGGAGGCAACGATGCCAATTCCCAAGCCTCGTAAGGGCGACAAGCCAGAGTCGCAGAGCGATTTCATGGGCCGCTGCATGGGCGATTCAACCATGATGGCGGATTTTAAACGGCAGGATCAGCGGGTCGCCGTTTGTATGTCGGCGTGGCGTGACGCGCATCCGGGCGCCGCGCCGCCGCCGAAGAAGGCAATCGATTGCATGCCGTCGGATGGTGAGAGCCACAACGCCTTCATGGATCGGTGCGCGGCACAAGGTTACGACCATGCGGCCTGCATGGCGTCATGGATGGATCACATGGATGGCATGGAAATGAGCATGGACACCGAGGACGACAAATTGAATTGGTTGCCGACGCTGCTGCAGGTCAAGGGGATTAACGAGGGTGAGCGCAGCATCCACGGCATCGCGACCACGCCGTCGGTTGACCATATGGGTGACATCGTCGAAAGCCTCGGCGCGAAATACAGCCTGCCGATACCGCTGCTATGGCAACACAAGCACGACAATCCGGTCGGCGAGGTCACCCATGTCACGGCAACCGACAAGGGCATCGCATTTCAGGCCAAGATTGCCCGTATCGACGAACCCGGCGAATTAAAGAGTCTGACCGACAAGGCGTGGCAGTCGGTCAAGGCGCGGCTGGTCAAGGGCGTGTCGATCGGCTTCACGCCGATCCGCGGCAAGGCCGAATTAATCAAAGACAGCGGCGGCATTCGCTTCAAGGAATGGAACTGGCACGAGCTCTCACTTGTGACCGTCGCGGCGAACCAAGACGCCACGATCCAACTCATTCGCTCGATCGACAACGAGGCTCTGCAAGCCGCCGAAGGCAAGCAGCAGAGCCGGAGTGTCAGCACCCCTGCCGGCGTCACGGCAACACACAACGCCAGGAACCCGGAGGGCAAAATGGCAAAGACTATCTCCGAAGATATTGCAACCTACGCGAATACCCGCGCCGCACTCGCGGCCCAGATGACCAACATGATGAGCAAGGCGTCCGAGGATGGCGTGACGCTCGATAACGACCAGGAGCGGGAATACGACGAACTCGAGGAGAAGATCGCCGGTCTCGATAAGCACCTCGATCGCCTGCGCAAGCAGGAGAAGATGAACATCGAGCAGGCGGTTCCGGTGAACGGATCGGGCACCAGCCTGGTGGTCATGCCGCAGCAGCAGAACGAGCGCCGCCCGCTCGCGCCGGTGTCGGTGAAGGCCCCGCCGTTGGCCAAGGGCACGTCGTTCACCCGCTTCTGCATCGCGCTCGGGCGGGCGAAGGGCAACCTGCAGCAGGCCTCGCAGATCGCCACGCAGGACATCTGGAAGGATACGCCGGAAGTCGCCAACGTCTTGAACTGGGCGTCGATGACGGGCACAACTGAAATCAAGGCACCGGTTGCGGAAGGCAACACATACACGCCTACCTGGGCGGGCGCTTTGGTTCAGTATCAGTATATGGTCTCGGAATTCATCGATTTATTGAGACCGGCAACAATTCTTGGACGAATTCCTGGTTTCCGTCGGGTGCCGTTTAATATTCGTATTCCGCTACAGACCGCCGGCGCCTCGGCGAATTGGGTGGGGGAAGGCTCGGCCAAGCCGCTTTCCGCTCTGGCGTTCGACACCACGACGATGGACTTCTCCAAGGTCGCCGGCATCGTGGTGTTCACCGAAGAGCTGATGCGGTTCTCCAATCCGGCAATTGAAGGCATTGTGCGGCAGGACCTGATCAACACGATTGCGCAGTTCCTCGACCAACAGTTCCTCGACCCCACCAAGGCGGCGGGCACCGGCTCGGGTGGTCCTTCGCCCGCGTCGGTGACCAACGGCGTGACGCCGATTACGCCAAGTGGCACGGATGCGGACGCGGCGCGCACCGACATCGGGCGGCTGTTGAAGCCGATGGCGGCGCTCAGCCTGCCGTTCAGTTCCGGTGTGTTCGTGATGGGCGTGCAGCAGGCGATCAGCCTCGGGTTGATGCGCAATGCACTCAGCCAGACGGAGTTCCCCGGCATCAACGCCCAGGGCGGCACGCTCGAGGGCTTCCCGGTGATCACGTCGGAGAACATCCCGTCCACCGGCGGCTCGCCTGCCGACGGGCAGATGATCGCGTTCTTGCTGCCGGGCGAAATCCTGCTGGCCGACGATGGCAACGTGACGGTCGACGTGTCGCGTGAAGCGTCGGTGCAGATGGAAGGCGCGCCGGATAGCCCGGCGACGGCGTCGACGGTGCTGGTCAGCTTCTGGCAGAGGAACCTCGTCGGTCTGCGTGCCGAGCGGGAAATCAACTGGAAGAAGCGGCGTGCCGGCGTGGTGTCGTATATCGACGGCGCCCGCTACGCTTGACGAACGGTGCGGGCGATCCCGGATCGCCGGGTCGCTCGCACGGCTTTTATGGAGATCCCCCATGCGGTTGATCGTCACGACAGCGAAGGGCATCCGCTACGGTGGGCGCACCTATCTTAAGGGCGAGGAAATGGAAATGCCCGACACCAAGCCGGATCGCGAATGGGCCGTCGCGTTCCTGGCCAAGAAATGGGCGAAGAAACATGAGCCGGTGGTGCTCGGCACCGCGCCACGGCAGCAGCGTGTGGTCGAGGAGCGCGTGGTGCTAACCGAAGGACCACCGCCAGCAGGGGAACCCATGGGAACTTGGGGACAGTCGCCGTGGAAGGCAGAAGAGGCGGCTCAGCAGCCGGCGCAGCAGACGGAAGAACCGTCAGCAGAGTCCGAACAGACACCCGAGGAAACGCCAGCCGACGATCCGCATCTCGCGCATCGGCGTCGTCGCTCGCTTCGCCGCGACATTACTCCCGAGCAGTAGTGGTTATGCCCAGCCGTTTGGCGACGAGTAGGTTCTGCACGGCCAATTCGGTCCGGCGCGGTATCAAGACATAGCCGCCGGTCCATCGCCGTAGCGTCGCGATATTGACACCCAAGGCGTCGGCGAGCGGTTGGCGCCAACCCTGGCCATACAGTCGCTCGCCTGCCTGGATGAGCTCAGAAGGCGTCACGCCTGAAGTTACCGTCCATTAAATCATTGGCGGCGGCCCGAGTCGCGCGGTTTGCGCGCTCTGTCAAGCGGAGAATTGCCCAGTGCGCCTGCTCGGCTTCGATATCTCCTGGGGCGTGAAGGCGCAGCCGACCGGGCTGGTGCCCGCCAACAGCTGGAATTCCTGGTTCTGGCCAACGGTGCGTGAGCCATT